GTTTAATCTTTGCTGTCATGGTTTAGGATATTTGTCTTTGGTAACTTTGATAGTAGCTTTCCAAGCATCTATACCATTATTATAGATGTCGTCTAACTGATCAACAATGGAGGGATATTCTGCTCTTCTTTGTGATTTGTAACTATCATTTTCTAAATCCCATGCAGTTTGTAGTGCAGCAAGACCAGTTGTACAATCTGATTCTGTAGGTTTTGCACCACCATCTAAAACAATTAAATTTGCATAAATTTTATTACTTGAATCACTCCACCCAAACCATTGTCCTGTTCTTACTGTTACTAAATAATCTTCAATATGTGTAGGTCGCATTATGTATCTCCCAAACGTATAAATGTAACACCTGATCGCATCTTTGCGGCAGAACCATTGACCGCAGTAGAAGTTTGTGCTTCATATCTAAATTTTACTTTATGTGTAGAAACATTCGTAACATCAAATATTGATTGTGCAGTTACTTCAAAATACTGACTTGAATTAGAGGTTGAATTATAAGAAAGAGCAAGATCAAAGTCACTTGATGAAAAATTGTCAGTTGAACCTCGTGTTTTTACACCAAAATAATCTCCTCCATTAGCTCCAGAAAAACTTGTCGTTATTAAATACATTCCTGTAACAGGAAATGTAAAAACTCCTGATGATTCTGTCATTGCACCACCAATTACACCAGCAGAGGAATTGCCTGCACTAAATCTTGACCAATTACTTGTAATAAAACTTTCACCAGCACCAGTAGTAAAATTAGTACTTATTATCCAAGAATCTGCCATTGTAATTGCAGCAGTAATTCCAGAAACTCCGCTATTTGTAATCGCCATTCTTTCAACACCACCAGTAGAAAACTTGATACTGTCAGATCCAAAGCTTATGCCAGTATTTGAGTCAGATCCTTTTAACGCTGGTGCTGCTACGCTTGCATCAACTCCAGAAATACCAGTAGTGCCGTTTATGTTTAAAGCCATAATTAAAGAATAACAAGAATTGCACCAGATGGCACAGTAATAGTAACACCTGAGTTAATTGTAGGGCTTACTGTATGTGCGTTCTTTCCAGCAGAAATACTGTAAGAAGTTGTAGCCGCTTGATCTGATTCAAAGAATACTTCATCTGTACCGCCACCAGTAGCTCCAGCACCTCCACCTATCTCACCCCAAGCACCATTGTTATAGCCTTCAAACTGATTTAATGTTGAGTTATGCCTGAACATACCAACAGCAGGGCTTCCATCTCTCTGGGCTGTCGTACCAGATGGAATACTTAGGCTGGATGTATAGTTATGAACTACTTTCCCACTAAACGTGCCACCAGCTACTGGCATCAAGCCTAGATTTGTTGATGATACATCACCAATCGTTATCGCTGCGTTATTAGCTGCGTTCTGTATTTTTAAAGTATTACCATCAATAAAAGGAGTGTAGGCTGCAACTCCAATAGAAGGAGTACCAGAACCTTGATTTAATGTACTTAATGCAGCAATTATTTGATTAAGCTTAGTTCTTACAACAAGACCAGTACCGTTATCAACGGTAAAGCCAGCACCACCAGTATTATCAACTCTTGCCATAGTTAATTAGTTACCTTTACCAAATCCTACCGCAGTAAAGTTAAAATTTCTACTTATACTAGCATTTGATGAGTTTTTGAAATGAACAGAAAATCCCGTTGAAGATACATTTGTGACCTCAAAAAACTCTCCGCTACCTAAATTTTGTGCAGTAATACCGATTGAAGGTAAATTTGAATTTGCTCCAAGTAATGCAGAAGTTCCAACAAAAAACGGATGGTCAAAAGTTATATTCTTGATTGCAGCACCAGAACTTATTGCTGTTGCACTTTGCTCTGTTCTTCTTTGGAATGTAGCTGTATAACCTAGTTCGGTAACTTTTATATCCTGTGCAGGGTCATTACTTGTCAGTAAAGCTCTGAATTGAAATCCTCTTCCTTTAAATAATCCATTAACAAAAGTTTGAAATGCTGTATAAGTTGGTGAGCCAGAAGGGTTATCTTGTGTAAATCTGACTTGCAATTCAGCGTTGACATCTGTGGCATTTGTGCCGTCAAAATCACTATAAGTATCTATTAAAGATGTTCTGCTATCAATCAGGTCATTAGGGTAAAAACCAGTGGCAAAGATATGTTGTTTTAGGTCTAACGCAAACACTCCACCCAAATCTAAAGTAGTACCACCAGCAGACCCACCGAAATCATAAGTACCAGAACTTGCGATACCACCGAAATCATCTAATGAAGCAACAGTATTAAAATCGGTAATACTGTCAAAATTACCGCCACCAATTAAATTAATACTATTTGTCGAAGAATCAAAGTTAACATTAGTTTTCGTTCCTTGAAATTTAGGACTGTCATTATCTTCTCTTCTTGTTTGTGCTATTAATGCTGGTTGTGCATCTGGTAAATCAATGACCACAGAAGCACTACCCTGACTTAAATTGTTTGAATCGTCAATAAACCGAACCAAATACTCACCCTCAACGTAGGGAACAATTACATCTGTAGAGTTTCCAGCTAATTTATCAATATCAACAGCAGAACTAAAAGTACCGCTTCCATCAGTTTTTTGTGAGAATCTAACCCTACAAAATCCACCATGCAAAACGTCAACATCTGTAGAGGCATCCCATCTAAGCCTTACAAGCTTTTCATTTATTGGTTCTATTCTTAAATTTTGTACATTAGCTGGTGGGGCAGTTTTACCAATAGCATTAAATGTTAAATTTGCAGCCTGTACACTAGGTTCAAATAATGCGTTATAACTATAAACTTCTACTTCGTATGTTCCTAATTGTGAGTCAAAAATTTCAAAATCTGGACTCTGTACAATTTGCGTTAAGAAATTACCATTATTAAATTTATACTTTACAGAATATTGTGAAACACCAGCTACAGGTTGCCATGTAAAAAACAATTTACTGACTGCTCTATTGTTTAAAACAATAATTTTTTCTTCACCCTGTAAGTTTGTTGGTGGATCTTTTGGCTGTAGTAAATTTGTTATCTGTGGATTTGTTAAAGTTGCATCTTGTTCAATAAATGCAAATTTATCTGGGTTATGAAATAGTGCAGTAATTGTATAAATATTATTATCTTCTTTTACAGCTAAAACTCTAAAAGTTTCTGTTTCTAACACTTCTCTTTCTAATAACCACATTGCATTTGTTTGTGGTGCAGAACTAAAAGCACTTGATACAGTAATTACCAAACCGCTAATACTTGCTACAGTTTTAGTTTCTAACGAACCATCAGAAAGTATTACTGATAATGCATCTCCTACCTGTGAAGATGTTGGTAAATCTAAACTATCATCTACTGTAATCTGTGTTGTTGTTGCAGCATTAATTCTTCCTGATCTTCTTAAATTACTGCGGACAGGATCTTGAATAGTAATTATTTGTGAAGGTCTTATTAATGATCCAGCAGAAGCATCTGTACTAAAAGAGACTGTTTCTGTTTCATTGTTTTGGGTGTAGATATGCCATAAACCCATTCTTCTTGCTTGCGCTCTATCACTACAACCAACAGCTTCAATATTTTTTATTACAATGCCGTATTTTGCTTGTAATGCGGTATCTTCAACAGTTTCATAATTATATGATCTTACATTATTATCAAAATATTTTACGTTTACAACTGTATCTCTGGTTCTTTGACTTGCACCTGTGTAAACAAATCCATCTTCTGTTACGTTTGCGTAAGAAAAAAAGTAAGTACTTGTAGTAGGTCTATCTTGAACAAGGCTTATTACTCCATTATCAATATATAAATTAGCCCTCATTACTGAAGCAATTTTATTTAACAAAGTATAAGCTTGTGTTGATTGTTGAATTACAGTATGACAACTGAATCTAGGTGAAGTCCCTCCTTGAAAATCATTAATTAATTCAGAATTATAAACAGAAGCATTATATAAATCATATTTATCAACCTCTGTAGCAGAAACAAAATCACCAAAACCAGCCCTTGTTTCCGTTAATAGATCGTAAAGTATCCATGCTGGATCGCTACAATATTCTTTTGCCGCTTTTAAAGAACCATTAAATGTACCGCTAAAAGATAACGAACCATCTGACCTGACAGTTGCATTATGAGGTATTGATACCTTTCTACCCCTAACTCTATATGTACGTCTTGGAATTGATCTGAAGATTTCAGCATCAAACCTTAAAGCTGCAAGAGCAGTATTTGGAAAATTAGAAGGGTCAAAAACTAATTCAGTAATAGAAGTTAGTTCAAAAGCATCTATTATTCGATCACTTGTACTATCTGCGGAAGTTCTTGTTACTGTTACTGTTAAAGGAAAATCAGAATCTTGTGTTTCTTCTGGTATAAATATAATGTGATCTTTAAAATAAGGGGATGTAGATTTACCTGATACTTGACCACTTGCCCCAGCATATATAGCTCTACTTGCTTCTGATAATACCCAATAAGGAGTACCACCAGCCAAAACCCCTTTAATTACTGTACCAGCTTGATTTTTTACTTGAATACCATATAAAACATTAACACCAGATATATTTCCATCATCTTCAATTTCTTGTAATCTTGGAAAACCTAGTGTAACTCTTATTCCTTCAGTTGATGTATCAGTTATGGTAACTGTTTGTGGACTTGCAACTGTGACTGTGACCCCTACAGGTCTATCTCTTTCTGTTTCTAATAAACCTTGAACCTTTGTTTGATTTGCTGTACCAAAACGAGGAATGAAGGCTGGTCTATTTGCTGTTGATGTACCAAAATTAAAGTCGCTGTCATCAGAACCAGTATTAGGTGCTGACTGTTTCATTACCTGTGTATTATTTAAAAATACATCCTTCAAAGCACAAATATTATAATCATTAGTTCCTTGTGTAAGACCTGCATCTATAGCTGATGGGAAACCAGCAATCTCACCTTCTGCAATTACATCCACTAACGTTACAAATTGACGAGAACCAATCTCGCCATCTTTCATCTCGGAGTCAGTATATCTTAGTGCTGTTTGACCCTCTCTATCATTTTGCCTAAATCTTAGGGTGGTAGCATCATCAATATTACTAGGTATTGTCATAATTAATTCCTATAAACAGGGGCAGTATCAGTACCAGATGACACCACGATAGATCCAGTAAACACCTCTCCATATATCAAAGGTATGCAAACTCCACTACGAGATACGTTTTGAATACCACTAAATGAATAGTTTACTCTTGCATCTGTTTCACTTAATCCAGAATTAATATCACCAACTTGAGGCTGTTGTTGAGGAAATAACATATTAGTAACACCGCTTATAGCCATCGAAATTCCTGTTGAAGTTAATGCAGCACCAAGAGCAACGGCTATGGTTCCACCAATCGCACTAACGGCAGCACCACCACCTATAAAGGCAGCAGCAATCCAAAACCATGCACCTGAGACTATCGGTATCATTCTTATTTCTCCTTCACTTTTAACAATAAGATCATCTTCTGTTTTTATAACATCATTTCCTATAGTGATCCTGTACATATTTTCTATTAAATGGGGTTCTATTTCTGGATAGTTACAAACAAGATATTTATAAACATCTTTAATATTTTTAACATCTGCATAACTAACATGCCAACCTACTAACTCTGCTAATCTGCCATAAACTTTTATTTTGCGTAAGCCTTTTTCATCTTCTGTTCTTTCTCTATCAAGAAACTTATCTTTTGTGAGCATAGGTTTATGTTCTTGAGGTTTTAATTCTTGCACATTTTCATTTTCTGGATCAAAAATAAACCAAGATAAACCAAGAAAATTACAATTTTTTATATCTTCTTCTGATGGTGTCAAATCGCCATTTGGGTGTGAGTGACAAATATGTAATACAGTTCCAGTTTCTTCTGCCCTCGCCCAATCTTCGGGATCTATTGTAAAACTATTTGCACCTTCAATAGCAATGTTTTTACAAGGATAATAATCTTGATTACCATCAACTTCTATTACTAAACCACAAGACTCTTCTGGTAATGCAGTTTTAGCGTGATGTAATGCTTGTTCTTGCCAAGTGTTCATGCAAACGTACCAACAGAAGGGAAATCTTTTCTAGTAATAATTCTTTTTGGAGCTTTTCTATTTTGTAAGTCTAATGCAGATGCTAGTTCAAATTCAACAAAATTTTTACTTTCTACAGTTTTTCTATCAATATAATATGTCTGATTATCGTATGTATTGTTTGCAGCCGTTCCATATGGGTTGCTTTGTGAAGTAGAACTGCTCGTTGTTGTTTGGGTTGTAGTGTTCGGATTGTTCATAGTTATCGTATTACCCATTCCATTACCATGAACTGTACAGTAATATCTCAAATCGCTAGGAGCAGAGGGATATGCTGGTTGATAGGTAACAGTTGCACCAGATTGTCCAGCAGTTCCGACTACAGTTGTAGTCTGCGTTCCTCCAGCATCAGATTTTATTGCTAAAGGATGTCCACTATTTGAAGAGTCTGCCTGATTAAAAATATAAGTAGAACCTCTTTTCATTGTAAGAACAGGATTATTAGAACCATTTATTGCAAAGATATTGGAACCGCCTACGTTTACCACTGTTACTGTGTAGGTTACAGTTTCGGCATCTGCTGGATCAGCAATAGTTGTAGTTGATGTAGTTGTAGTGGTTACTGGTTCAAAGTTAGTATCATCTAAGTATTTCATCATTGTGACTATACGAACAAACTTACAATTATTTAAATCGTTCTTTGGTGTAACTGTATTTGCAGCAATCATTAAAGCTGTAAAATTAGAATTTAAATTACTTATTCTTACTGTTGGTCTTGGTAGTTTTGTTCTTGTTGCTGCATACTCAAACCCATTTGCTTCCATTGGAATTGGTAGATAAGTATTACCTTGAAAAACAATGTTATTAAAATCATTTGTACCAACCCCACTATAAAATCTTTTTACGTCACTACTTCCATGAATTGCCTGTACCAGATGAAATTCAAACAGTTGAATTTTTGCACTAGGATTTATTTTTTGTAGTTCATCTGTAGGTATTGCCATTAGGGTTCAAACACCTCTCTAAATGTTGCATTGATAATAGCTCGATTATTATAAGGAATGGATTTTGACCAATTTTCGCAAACAAATTTCATTGAACTACTTTCACCTGTTGGAGTAAAATCAAAACTTGCTTGATCTATTGCCCTTGCATCTAGAAAGGTTTCTATAGTATCTGAATCTGTTTCACTAACATTAAATACAAGAGTGAACGCTTTAGGGTTTTTATGAGCAGCTATGCCTATCATTTGACGCTGTTCGTAACCATCAGCAAACTTTACAATATTTGCATTAGGTCGGCTTGATTTTCTAAAACCTGAGTACGCTGGTGTGATTGATGGAAATGTTGCCATAATTATGCGTTAGATAAAAGCCCTCCAGCACGTTGCTGGTTGATAAGTTCGGCTTGAATTGCTGCTGCTAAAGCATTACCAAACTCGTTAGCCTGTCCTTCATTACCTTCAACAGAAGAACCAGAGGCATCAACATTAACAGTCACTACATTTGTAACACCACCGCCACCACCGATTTGACTATTTGGAATTATATTGCCACCTTTAGAACCCATCTGCAAAATTTCTGGACCTCTTTCGCCAACAACGTAAGCACCACCAGCAGATACTGGACCACCTCTTTCTTTAAATAGGCCACCTAAAAATCCTGTAAAACCTCCACCACCACTTAAAGCACTACCTATACCACTAATAGCTTTATTTAGAGCAAGATCAATTAATTTATCTCTAAGGTTTCCTAATACTTTACTCATTGCATCACCGAAAGATTGACTTCCTTTTATGGCTTCTCTTAAATTTCCAACTAAATCATTTTTTACAGACTCTCCTATTTTAAAAAAAGTCTCTTCTAGTTTTTTTGCTTCTTCTTTTGCTTCTTCTTCCTTTTTTTTAATTTCGTTTAAATCTTTTTTTATCTGACCATTTGTTTCAACGATTTTATTTTTTGCTTCAACTTGTTTTTCGTTTTCTTCTGTAATCTGTTTTTCTACACCACTAAATTCAATAACAGCATTTTTTAGTTCGTCAGCTTTTTCTTTAGCACCTTTGAGAAAATCTTTACCAAAATCTTTTATACCTTTGATTTTTAAATCTATCGGTGGTAACTCGAGTCCACCTAACAATCTTTTAATTGGCTCTGGTATAAAACTAAGTATTTTTTCAAAAGCTTGTCTAAAAAAGTCAGCAATTTTTTGTGCAAGTCCTCCTATCTTTTGTCTCACACCATTTACAAACTCACTTACTGCTAAAGCTGCATTACCAATTACACCACCGATTACTTGACCAATAAAAACAGCCCTATCTGAAGCCTCTGTTATAGCCTCTTTAATACCTATCCAACCTTGTTCTAAATTAAATAAAACATTAGTTGATTCTATTCCAAGTGCATTTCCTATTATTGATCCAATTTCTCCTACAGCAGCAGAAACGGCTCTTACTGGTGCTAGAACTATTTTAAAAGCAGCCCCTAAAGCCTCTACTGTAACTGCGGCTACTTTAAGAGATTCTCTTATAACTATTCCTATTTCAGAGCCTTCAGTAGTCAGGTTTGTAAATGCAGAACCTAATCTTGTCAGTTGCCCTTGAATTGTATTTTGTGCAGTAAAGGCAGCTTCAGCAGCAGTGCCTTGAGCCTTTGCCTGATTCTCTAAATTTTTGTTAAAGCTTACAAGTTGGTCATTTAACAAAGGTAGGATTGCAGTTCTTGCTTCAACAGATCCAAAGAACTGAGCAAGGGTTTCTTCACTAGCTCCACCTTTTGCAACTAATTCTTCTAATACTCCTCCTAACCCTTTTGTGCTTAAAGCTGTAGCACTAAAATCAATTCCTAATTTTTCAGCCGCTTTAGCTGCCTCACTGGTCGGCTTTTGTATCGCAGCAATAACTTGTCGTAATCCAGCAAAGGTTGATTCAACAGGAACACCAGTTGCAGTGACAGTAGATATTGCAGCATTAAGTTCTTCTATTCCTACCCCAGCACCAGCCGCTATAGGTGCTAAACGACCTATCTGTTGTGCATATTGATCAACAACAATTTTACCATCATTTTGAGTCTGTATAAATCCATCAACCAATTTAGCCGCCTTGTCCGACTCAAGACCATAAGCATTGAGAACAGAGGTAGTTGCATCAGCAACAGTGGCTAATTCAGAAAAACCACCAGTAGCACCTAGCTGTGATGCCTTCAATACGTCTGAAAGTTCTGATACTTCACCGAAACCTGCAGACGCTACATCATAAGATGCTGCTAATAAATCAAGCTGTGAAACTTGACCACTAAGTTCATTAGATAAACTCGCTAATTTAGGTTTTAAAACATCTGCATCTACTCCTAAAGTTTTGACTTTAGCTGTAGCAAAATCCGCAGCGGCTAAATTACCAAAGGCTTTTGTAAGTCCACCAATAACAGCACCAATACCAATTAGTGGACCCAAAAGTGGTGCAGCTGCAGCAGTTAAGGCAGTAAAACCACCAGCCGCAACTTTAGCTCCTCCACCTGTAGCCGCTAACCCTGCTGGTAATACTTTTAGACTTCCTGTAGTTGCTTTAAGCTTTCCGCTTGTACCGCTTATAGTTGTATTAAATTTCTTGGCCTGTCCATCAACATTTTTTAAAGCTGTGACAGCTTGTGTGGCATTAACTCTAAGTTCTACATTAGAAACTGCCACGACTAAACAATAACTCCTTTAACTATATCTTGATTTGCGCTTGATTGCATCTGCTTCTTTTTTTTCTCTATCATAC